GGTATGATGTAGGATTTTCCCCTGATCCCGCAGTGTTTTTTATCTTATACGAACACGCTGTAGGAGAATGGAGAAATCTGGCTAGAATTGTTCTTGAAAGAGTAGAATACCCAATTCAAAGACAGGTTCTTGCGTGGTTAGATACTGTTTACAGGTTTAATTTTATTGGTATAGATATGGGTGGTCCCGGAAAAGTTCAATATCAAGATTTAACAGGGGAAACCAACCAATATAAGAAGCATAAATTTAGCGAACGCTTATATCCGGTTGAATTTGGCGGTTATAAGGTAGTAGCTATTGACGAAAACGGAGAAGAGAAGAAAGATCAGGTTAAGCGTGTAGCTGTAGAAAGTTTATCTAGGTGGGTACACGAAGGCAGGTTCCATTTCTCTAGAAAAGACACCGATTTAATGGAAGAACTTGAACGAACTAAATTTACTAGAACTATTACAGGTGAGCCCGTTTACAGAACAGACGATGATCATCAAATGGCAGCATTTATGTGTGCTATTGAGGCGTATGAGAATTTGTATGGAACTCCTGTACAATTTCAACACGCTGAAATTAAAGTTGTTTTGATGAAGGCTCATTGGTACAGTCCTAACATGGATACGGAGTGAAAGAATGGTAGCTAGAAAAGAGGTAGCAATATCACCAACACCTGAACCAAGACAGCTTGCTTTAGCTTCTGTTGGTATACCGGGAGCAGTAGGAAACTACCCCGGTAATTTTTATATGCCAAATGGTGTGGACCAAATCAATCAACGATTAGGGGTATTTCCAGACAAGCTAATCATTCCACGAGAATACCATGCAGTTATTGATATGTGCTACGATTTTTATCAGCGCGGGGGTATTGTAGGAACAGTAGTGAATAGACTTACAGAATTAGCTATGACTACTATTGTAAACGGGCAAAGACGTACAACAGACGAAGGTAATGCTTATTTTCAAGCAATCCTACATAGAAGACCTTCTAGACTTAATAGATATATTCATACGATGGCTTTAGAGTATTTCTTATCAGGGATGATTCTTCCGCGTATCGAGTGGGAGGAAATACCGGGCAACGAACTGAGTCCTGATTTGGTACCAAGTAAAACTTATATGGTTCCTGTAGCAGACATGTATCCTCCAAAACTTACTTTAGTTACTTGGATTGGATGGGGCAAAAAAGAGTTTCGTCTAAAAATACCTGATCGAGATATACGAATGATTAAGAACCAAGGCGGAAAGATCAAAGAACAACAATATAAGTATTTACTTTGGAAAGAGCAATATCCGAGCATGATACAGGCTGTAAATAAAGGAGAAAACAGTATTAAACTAGATTCTGATGCCATCCTACGAAAAGAGGTTTCTTTTACTGAATATCCAACACCTTTCTTATTTAATATCTTAGAAGCTCTTACATTTAAACAACAACTTCGGAGAATGGATTATGCTACTGCTTCAAGGATTATCAATGCGATTCTTCTCGTAACCGAGGGAGATAAAGATTTCCCTATTACTGAAGAAACTCGTGGAAACCTCGACGCTCTGAAGCAACAAATTGCTGCTTATACCAATTCTGCTAGTGGCACGCAAAGACTCTTTGCCTTATTTTCTAATCACACAACCAAACTTTCTTGGATAGCTCCTGACGTACAAGCAATGCTAGATCAAAGCAAGTATCAACAAGTTAATGAGGAGATAGGAGAGGGCCTTGGTTTAGCTAAGATTCTTATCACAGGAGAATCACGAAACGCACAAGCATCAGAAGTTTCAACATGGGCTATTCAACCTATGATGGAAGAATTACGCGAAATGATTCTTGAATGGCTAAGTCCTGTATATGAAGAAGCCGCAAGAAAAAATGGTTTCAGAAAAACTCCTATTCCTATATTTACACCGATTAGATTACAAGATTTCATTAAGACTGCTGCGGTATTTGCTGCGGCATTCAAGGAAGGAAATGTAAGTAGAACAACCCGTGATCAGATGATGGGTCTTAACTTTGAGACAGAGTTAGAGCTTATGAAGGATGAAAAAGAATTAATGGCAGAGTTAACTTCTGACGGGGAAGATTTCCCTGAAATGCCTTACAACGTTCTAACACCACCGGGTATGGGCGGAATTGGTGGAGGGCTTGGCCGACCAGCCGGCTCTCCAAATAAAGGTGGACGCCCAACAGGAACTCAGAATAAACCTATTAATAAAAGAAATCGAGGAGTTAGTCCAAAAGGAGAACCAACTTCTAAATTGGCTGAAACCGATTTTGAATCTGAGTTAGGGCTTCTTCCAGAGGAAGAATTCATCGAGTTGGTAAATAAAGTGATGGAAGAAAGAGGCATTTATCTTACTGCTGAAGCAGTTTAGCCCAATATGATATATACACGAGTATTAAATGAAAGATGCTAATATTAAGAAATCTAGATATTCAATTGAGATTATTCTTTGGGAAGATCACACATTAGTTGAACGTGGAACTATACCAGATAATCCTGACGAATTTGTAGAGCCTACTCTTTCGGTTGGTATTGTTATGAAAGAGACAGATAAAACTTTGATACTTGTAAATAATATTGAAAGATTTAAGTTTCAAGAAGATAATGCTAACTATCTTCTTATATATAAGCCCACTATTATCGGGCGTAAGAAATTTGGGAAAATTGAAATAGCAAATCTCACTTAGGAGGCTGTTTATGACACTGAAACTTACAGGGTGGCAGTCTGCCGAAGCAGAAATGCTGCCAGAAGATTTTACACACCCTAGTTTGAGAAAGATTCGGTTTGTTTTTTGTGACGACCAGCCTAATCAAAATAATGAGGGGATTAAATACGAAGATTTTGCCGAAGCAAAACTTTCTGCTATTGGTACTCCAATCAAGATGAGGTTTGAAGGCGATTCAGCGGGAGGACATGCAAGCTCTATTCCAATCGGATACATAAAAGAAATGTCCGAAAAGAAAGTAGGCGATGTTAATCAGTTAATAGCAGATGGAATTCTCTTTGCTGAAGAATATCCAGAAGAAATCGAATATCTAGAAACAAGGTTTGCTGAAGGAACCGCACCCGGATTATCTTGGGAGGTTTCATATAGTTCAGATAAAACTTTGCTTGAAAATGGTGTCAAGTGGCTAAAGGGTCTTCTTACAAGGGCCGCAACGTTTGTCAGAAATCCAGCCTATGGAAACCGAACTGCTATTTTAGCCTTAGCGTCAAACCGTGACATAAATGCAAAAGAGTTCTGGTCAGAGCTAATTGCACTTGCGAGTAAAGAGGTTAATACTAATACGGATAAAGGAGGTAACAAAAGGATGGATGAAAAAGAAGCACAGGAGCTAAAAGATAAGTTGGCCGCTGCGGAGAAGGCACTAGCCGATAAGTTGGCAGAATTAGTTACGCTTACTGAGGCGAATACTAAGCTTACTACAGAGGTAACAACCCTTCAGGGTACTGTTACTGAGAGAGAGGCAACAATTTCTGAATTCAAGAATAAAGAATTAATTACTACACGACTTGCTGCTTTAACTGCGGCAGGTATTACTCTAGAAACAGACCCCGAAAAGCTTGAAAAGAGAAAGGCATTTTATGCTGGACTATCTGAGGAAGCATTCGCTGAGTATGTTGAAGAGTTGAAGAGTGTGAAGGCTGCTGCATCAACAAATAGATCATCAGCATCATCACGGAATACTCTTCCTGCACTCCCAAGATTTGACGGAAGAGCAGACGCAGAAGTAACAACATTAGCAGACTTGGGTTCAAAACTTAGAGGACTAAGTAGAACACCTGTTACTACCGAATAAAGGAGGTTAGAACTACATGGCGGATGCAATTAACACAGGTAATCCAGTACCGTTTACTAAATTCCAGTGGAATAAGTATGACGATATTGATGGGTCTAGAACAAATCAGGAAACTGAGCGTGGTAGACTTTGTTTTAGAGACGCAAATGGTCGAATGACATTGCCTAGAGACGCAACAGAAGCAGCTAGTGCTGTTTATCCTGTTGATTGGGCAGAACCACTTAATCCACCACCTTATTTCGAAGGTGCTGGCCTTAATGGATCAATTCCAAATGCTATTACAGATGGAAGCTTGGATAGTCAGGAAGGCGATTTCAATATCGCTTACCTAAATAACTTTACGGCTGGTGGGTGGCCTGTAGGCTATAAGCAGTATGATATTCCGTTGAAAGCGTATGACCTTCCTGTTGTTTCGGGAAATAAGTGCTTAGTTTTCGATGCGGGAACATTTACTTATGGCTCAGGTAACTATGTCGGAGTAATTGGCGATTACACAGTTGGACAGACAGTTTATACAGCTTTTGACTCAGGTAATGAGGGCAAGCTAACTGTCGCAGCTTCAGGCACTACGGTTGTTGGTATCGTATCGCAGCGAGAAACATTTGGTGCAGGAACGTTGACTGTTAAACTTAAGGGAACAGCAGCTTTATAAGCTAGTAGCATAGAAGGAGGCGAGAAATTAATGCGAGTAACAAAAGATAATAGAATATCGGACGCTGACAGAAACGCTCTAGCTGAGTTGTATCAAAAAGACAGTCACGCCTTTGCCGAGGTTGTAACCGAATATGTTGATCCAGTGTATTTAACACTTGATCTTGCAAGCACGTTCATGGGTACACGAGAAATGCAGTTTGGTGAGATGCTTCGAAGACAATTCAAAGGCAAGTACCATGTTCAGCAAATAGTTCCCGGTCAGATCACTCTAAGTGAGCAGATCACAGTACGAGATAGTGCTCTAAGTTACAACTTAGACATTCTAGCGGCAAAGGCCGGTTATAACACACTTATGTTGGAACATGGTGGTCCAGCATATTCGCCCGAGACAGTTAGAAGCGACGTTCAAAAAGCGTTGCAGGAGAAAGTGCTCTTAAGAAGTTGGAATGCTTTGGCTAACATTTGGAGAACTGCAAATGCGTCAGCATTGACAATTTCTGGAAGCACTACATCTAACTTTATTGATGCATCTGGTCCATTGACTTCAGCAGCCCTTGATGCTGCTATTGACCACGTTAATTTCTGGACTCCGGGAGTGAAGACAATTATCGGAACAGAATCAGCACTTGCACCATTGACAACATTTGGACAGTACCGTTTGATTTCAGGATCAAACTCTGACAATTATGTTACAATAAACGGACAGCCAGCGGGAACGTTTAATAACGCTTCTCCGTTTGCTCAGAGTCCGGGTGTGGAGAGTTATAGAGGCGTATCAAATATTGTTCGAATAAAGCAGATATTTGATGAGACTTCTTATCCGAAGGTTCCTCTTCTACCTACCAACTTTGTGTTGGTTATTGGAGAAGATATTGGGCAGTTTATCACTTACGGTGGTCCACAGTTTAAGGAGTATATTGACAACGAGCCAACACCCCCATACTGGAACTATGAAACATGGCTACAGTTTGGTATGATGATTTGGAATGCGTTGGGACTTGTAAAGATTGAAGTTACAAGCACTATTCCGTAAGGTTTAGGAACATATAAAAGGAAGCCCAAAGGCTTGTAAAGGTGAGGTTTAATATGGGAAGATATGGGCTTATTAGGTTCATATCTTCCCATTTTATTTTAGTTTGGAGGTAAGGGTAATGGCAGAGGAAGAGTTTGATTATTATCAATTGAATGTAAACTATTCAGTATCGGTACGAAATTTTGAGGGCGATGCTGATGGTGTGTTACTTTCCCCAAGAGGACGAAATACGTTAGCAGTTCCTAAAGACAAGCTTAGAACATTTAGGAACGCTAATAAAACAGCTATTAAGGATGCTAAAATTGTTCCAATTTCTGAACCTACTATAGATTGGGACACAGCTAACGCTCTTACGGATGAGGACGTTTCCGATCTTGTAAAGAATTATCCTACATTGAAGAGTACTGTTGGAAAAATAGATTCTCTTCCAATTCTATATAAAATTAGGGATGTAGCTAAAGAAAGAGAACTTTCTAAGAGAACTCTTGCTCTTATTGAATCAAGAATTTCAGAATTAGAACCTGAAGAGGCTCCTATCTTTCGGCGTGACGATATGCAAGGTAGCCGTGATGGGTAATTAGGAGGCGACATATAGATGACGAGTGCGCTTGAACTGATTCCCGCGTTTCGTAGACAGATTCGTGTTTATAACAGTGGTGCATCTGCATTAACAGATTCACAATTAGCTGGGTATATAGCCGACGCTGTTCAGGCGCTCATGTTTAGATGGGATAGAACTTATAGTGTGGAATTTATAAGCCCAATGACGTATAATATTTCCCCTGATATATCTGAAAAGGATTTACGACCTATTATTTTGATGGCTTCTATAATCTATAAAATGGGATCAGTTGGTTTGGTAGCGTTTTCAGATGGAGATTTTTCTTATAATCCAAAAGGGGGGCTAAGTAGTTTGGAGTTAGATAGATCAGAACTACTTAGTTACTTACCTAATGTAAGACTAGCCAAGCCTTCTGTTGGGGCTCTTTATGGTTATAAAGCTATATGGAATCCTGAAGGATACGATTGGGGAAATGCGGTTTTCTTTATATATTAATAAGGATAAGGTAAGGGATGGAAAATTCAGTAACAATAGCAGTTCCAACCTACTTCGCTGGGGTTATGTTACACAATTGTATAGAATCAATTTTACAACACGTGAATGCCCCCAAAATAACCATATATAAGAATACTGATGGGTGGTTGCAGGCTTGTAACAAACTCATATCAGAGACTACTGACGATATAATTCTTTTGAATGACGATACGATAGTTTTGACTGACATTGTTAGGGAAATGCAATCTGTGGCCTATAGCGACCCTAAAATTGGTATAGTTGGGGGAAAATCTCTTTCTCCTAATCAGGAAACTGTTATTAACTATGGGATTTACGTAGGCAAAGATGGTAATACAGCACATAAACATTATGGAGAGCATAAATCTAAAGTATATAAAACAGAAGTACAGAAAGCTGTAGAGGGTAGCTGTATATTTATAAAACGTGAAGTTATAAACACTGTTGGGATGTTTGACGAGGGCTATGGAATGGGATTTCGTGAAGAGGTTGATTTCTGTTTTCGTGCAAGAGAGGCGGGCTATAAAGTAGTCTCTTGTCCTACTGCTGAATATGTACATCTGGTTTCTCAAACACATCAGCGTTTAAATATAACAAACTCAACGCATGAATATTTTATGTCAAAATGGGCAACAAAACTAGCTTTAGGAAAGGTGTAAAGGAGAAGGGAATGAAAGATGTTAAGGAAGACAATGGAGAAATAGCAGATAAATCCGCTAAAACCTTTGAAGAATTTAGAGAGGTAGGATTACTTTGGGCTTTAAATAGGTATTTATTACATCCACGAGGTTATGCCATAGCATTTCATTTCGATAAGCCCTTTAATGAGGTTATTGGGTGGGAATTGTTGGGGGATGGCTCCGAAGTTTGGGCATTTGATGAAGAAACGGATGATAGCGGGTTTGATCGATTTACCGCTTTCTTGAAAGGGGAATAGAATGGTTAAATTACGTGGAGCAATATTTTTTGGGGATAAACCCAATATTGGTGAGTATGATAACGGAATCTGGATGCACTTACTGGATATTCCATATATACAAAGATTAGAAGAAGCACAAAATTACGATTATATAATCCGAACTCTTTGGATAGAATCAACTGTTAAAGGTTGGAGCAAAGAAATTCGCTCTCGATATCCGGGCGTAAAACAGATAGGTCTTAGTGATCATCCTCTTAGTACACATATTTCTAAACTGCCTGTTGATCAGCAAATAGCCTATCTTTCTGATTTGCAATACTTAGATGGAATCATGGCTCTTACTGAGGAAGAACGGCAGTGGTACCAAGTAGCTGTACCTTCCATCCCTGTAATGAAGACAGGATTACCATTTCCTTTTGAAACGTACCAAGAGAGGTACGGACATTTAATTGGTTCCGAAAAGAAATATATTGGTCTTGGTGTTGGTGCATCAGATAATGATAGAAACTTTATAAGCTCTTGGCTAGCATTTAATCGGTTGAAGCTAGAATATCCAGACCTACAAGGAGTGTTTTTGTCTCTCCCTAGTCAACTAATAGCTTCAACCTCATATTTAGCAGATAAAAGTATAGGT